ACGGTCTTACTGGCAACATACAATCACAGATCAACGCCATAACGACAAGCGGCGGTACGTCTAACGATAACAGCATCACGTTAGCTGGGGGAAACCTCCTGGAGACGGGTGGAACCTTTACGCTTAACCAAAATACCGATGAAACGATAACCTTAAACCACTCCACAGTTGCTAAGAGTTCAACAACCAGTTCTACGTCGTCAGGGTCATTTACCGTTGTAGACACAATAACGTCTGATGCCTACGGTCATATCACAGGAGTAAACACTAAGACTGTGACCGTCTCAGGGGGTAGCGGCGGTAGTGCAAACGATGCACCAATTGGATTCACAGCTGGTACAGGTATCTCGTTTCCGTCTACTATTAGTTTTACACTAAACCAGAACGTCCAAGAGCAGTTCACCATAAATCACGCTGACACAAGTACCCTCAGTGGAACACAGTCTACCGCTGGTCAGGTGATCAAAGGCATTACAGTCGATGGCTTAGGTCACGTTACGGGTGTAACAACAGCTTACGCCGGCGGTCAGGGATCAGGACTTTTCTATGGTGGGACAGTAAGTGTATCTATTCCGTCAGGTGCAAGTTACAGCTATGTCGTTGCTGCTACTGACGCCGCCGACAGTCGGTCTGGCAGTGGTACAAGTAATGGCTCCGTAACTATAACTAAAGGGACTTCTGTCGCGTCTGGTGGTTACTACATGTACAGTTACACATCAGCATGATAATGATATGTATAAACAGATTAAAGTAGACCCTGATAACGTAATTGTAGATCTCAGGTACAGTTCAGATTTACAACCAGGTTACATTGAGTACGAATTTGATGAGAACAACATGATTGGCCTCCTCGGTAAAATCTATGACCATGAGACCAAATCTGTTACGACCAGTAGTATTAACATACGCCTTAAACGTGACTTAAAGCTATCCCAAGAAGTAGACCCGATAGTCAGTAACAGTTTGCGCTGGTCGACAATGCCAACAAAAGACCAGGAAGCCTGGCTAGAGTATCGCCAAAGATTACTGAATATTACTGACCAGGCAACTTTCCCTCACGAAGTCTTATGGCCCGACAAGCCCAATAAATGAACTATGAAAACGGACGATTATTATGCCAAACCTACCGATCAGAGACTTAGGATCTGTAGGTGTAATTACAGACGTAGACCCTTTTAACTTGCCCATCAACGCATTTACCAGGGCAAAGAACGTCAGGTTTGACCAAGGTAACATCCGTCGATCACCAGGCTTCAGAGATATAACCACTGTCTCAGGGTTTACGCCTGTTTTCACTGATGGCCTCTACAACGCCGCTGGTTATGACAGCGTAATAATTGTCTCTAATGATTTTAAAGTCTATGAGTACTCCAATGGTTCAGTATCTCTAGATTTCGACCCAAGTGTTAGCTCTAGTACTGCACAGATAACGGCTACCTCTTTGGCTAACGTTCAGTACTTAAACAGAGAGGACCAGGCGCCACTCTATAGAACCCCAGCGATGACTAACTTTGCCAGCTTAGTAAACTGGCCTAGTGGCTTCACTTGCAACTCTTTACGTTCGTATGGCGATTTCTTGATTGCATTGAACCTAAGTGAGGGCGGCTCTAGTTATCCAACGCGAGTACGCTTCAGTAACATAGCCCTGGCAAATAATGCCCCCGACTCCTGGGATGCTTCAGACACAACAAAATCATCTGGTTTTAATGATTTGGTTCAAATGAACACTCCCATTATCGATGGAGCAACCCTAGGGTCTAACTTCCTAATTTACTCTAGCAATCAAGTCTGGCTGATGGAGTTCGTCGGTGGCACATTTATATTTAACTTCAGAAAGCTTTTCAGTGACATAGGTGTCGTCAATCAAAACTGTATTGTTGAAGTTCAAGGTAAACACTACGTTTTCGATCAGAATGATATTTACACAACGGATGGCGTAAGCAATCTTTCAATCGCTGATGGTCGCGTCAAAGATTATGTCTTCTCCGGCATAGACACTAGTGCATACGACAAGTGCTTCGTACAATATGACCCAGCCCGAGAAGAGATCTATTTCTGCTACAAAACTAATGACGATATGTCTGATTTTGTAAATGGCACTGGATGCAATCGCGCCGCCGTTTTTAATCACGTAAGTAATACCTGGTCGTTTATGGATCTGCCTAATGTATTTGCAGCAACGACTGCAAACGTAGACTCAGTTGTAACTTATGCAACTGCAACTCAAACGTTCGATACCGCTGGTTCTACATATGCCAGCCAAGACGCTGGATTTACTCGGTCAGTTTTAATGCTTTCTCAGGCGTCTGCGAGTGACGGCCTCTCATCAAGTAACTTGTTTGGTCTGGATGGCATTAATGAGGGGTCTACAATCTCTGGCAATCTCAACCAAAGTGCAACCAAGCCTATAAAGCTAGAGCGTGTCGGAATTGACTTGGACGAAACTTCACTACCACTTACAGGCTACAAAAACATCCGAAAGATGGTCCCTCAGTTTAGCACCCAGGCACCCAATAAAACATTTGGAATAAGCATGGGCGCATCTGATCTTGCATCAGCTGCACCGACATATGAAACCAGCGTACAATTCGACAACTCAACAGAATACAAAGTGGATAGTAGGTCGAGCGGAAGATACTTAAGTTACAAAATAGAAACGCCTGACATTAAAGACTTCACAGTAAGTGGCTTTGATTTTGATATTGTAGCTACAGGTAGAAGGTAGAACACAATGCCAGCTAACGACGTCACAGATATTACTATTACAACATACGTTAGACGCCCGACACCAACCCTAGATGAAAGTTTCAGACTTTACATTGGTCAAGAGTATCAAGCGCTAGAAAATGCAATAAGAAGCTTAAGCGAAGGTTCGATCCAGGTTGCCGACAACCCACCAGACAGCCCGAAAAAGGGCATGGTGCGCTACGCTGTCAGCCCTTGGGACCCTCTCAGCAATGGGTTTAGTGGTCTCGTTGTCTACAACGGAACAGCTTGGGCGCAAGTTTAAAGCTGCATTATTACTAAATTATTAACCTTTAAAAGATTGGAAATATGACATGGTTGTGCCGATTATAGCCGCGATGGTTGGCGGTGTTATGGCAAACAAAGCTGCAAAAACGCAAGCAAATGCCATCGACCGCGCAAATGAGCAAAACAATCAATATCTAAATGCAGCCATGCCATACATTGAAGACAACATGGCAAATGTTAGTGGCTCTATGCAATCTATGGCGCCTTACACAGGGGAAACCTACGCTGCACCAAACCAAATACAGAATGCAGCAAACCAAAGTCTTTACGATTTCGGTCAGAACCAAATGAATGTTGGTCAGAACTTAATGTCCCAAAATGCTAACTTTGGTCAAAATGCACAATCGCTCTATGACCAGTTCACTGGCTTTGGAAATCAATTTAATGACCTATACAACCAGAACCTAGGACTTGCTAATCAGTACTCTAATCTCAACAGCCAGCTAGGAAACTACCAGGGTCAATTTGATAATCTTACTAATCAATCGCAGAATGTCACAGATAGGTTTGGCGTTCTAGCTGACAGAGTTAACGAAGATCGAATAGGTGCAGCAAACGACTACGCTATGAATAACGCCAGCCCTCTGGTTGATGCAATGCTTAGAGATGATCGTCGCTCTTTCGAAGAAGTTACTATGCCAGGGATCAACATGGGCGCATCAGGCAGCGGAAACACTAACTCTAGTCGCGCTGGTATTGCTTCAGCTGTAGCTCAAAGAGGATTTGCCGACAGAGAAGCTGACGTAAGATCCGACGTCATCAACCAGTTGAGAAACGCCAAGCTTGCCCAGGACAACGCACAGTTCAACCAAGCAATGGACGCCACAAGAGGCATGGGTAACTCTATGACAAACACAGGTGCGTTCTTAGGTAACGCAGTTGGTAACATTGGAAACCAGGCAAATATGGTTGGTAATATGGGAACTGCATATGGCAACGCAGCAAACAACCTTACTTCAGCTGGCAACCAATTTACAAATGCCACTAATGCAAACCAACAGATTGGCAATGCTATGAACACGGGCATGAACATGGCTGGCACTGGAATTAATAATGTTATTAGCGCCGGTTTAAACCAACAGCAAAATGAACAAGCCCAAATGAATGCAGACAAAGCAGCATATGATTATGCACAAGGCTTTGATTACAATTTAGGTAAAGACTACGGGAGTTTTCTTACAAACTCAAACCCAGGCCAAGGAAGTTACCAAGCTAATTTAGTTAACCCAATGGCAGAGACAGTTGCTGGGATGGGCGCTGGTTTTGGCTTTGGTAATCAATTCGGCGCACAAATGATGAACCCAAACAACGCAATGTACGACAATGTGTTTGGCTTCAAACCAGGCCAAATGTTTAACGGCATATAGGAGGCCACAGGATGAATGCAATATTGATGAACCAACGAGGCTTTGTACCACAAGCAAACCAGATTGCCCCCGTACTGTCTCCAATGAATGCGACACAGCCTGGAGCTCTCAGTGGTAATGCCCGAGGCTCTATCCGTATGCCACAAATTCCCCAGAACCAAAAGATTGGCATGAACGAAGCATTGATGCGTATAGGCACATCTGGTCTCGGTCAGTCAGCCACTGGTGGTGGCTTAGGTGTCTACAACGCAATGGGACAGACATATGGCAACATCATGGACTACAACCGCGCGCGAGAGATGGACGAGTTTGCCATACAGCAAGAACAGGCCCTCGAGCAGCAACGTCGTCTAGACTTGCAGCGCAAGTTAGAGCAAGAAGCAAAGCCAGAAATAGATCCAGAAAAAGAGCAAGCCGTAGCAATGGCTAATGCCCAGATCGAGACAATGGAGATTATTTTAGAAGGGCTTAAAAAGGGCGGCCTCACAGGTTTCTTTGACGGCACTGGTCAGAAATGGCTAGACCGTTTAGGCATAGCAGATTGGTGGTCAGGTTCAGACGAAGGATCTAAACGTGCGTACTTACGACAGTTACTACAAGAGTTTAAAGTAGATCAGACGTTGACTAAAGTAGCCCTTACTAAAGGTGCTATCTCTAACCAAGAGATGACCTTATTTATGTCTCCATTCCCAAGTATTGCTCTTGATAACGAAGGCGCTTGGATACCGCAAATTGAGAGACGCTTGGAGATTGCTAAGAAGATACAAGCAGCCGTCGCCGGAGGTAGCTCTGACGTCGACGATTTGGTTAATCAATACGCTCCCTGATAATTAATATAATAACTAGGAATACTTATGGCTGATTTAGAACGCTTGAGCCGTGCGCTCAAAGCGGCACATGCCGCTGGAGATACCGCAGCTGCTACTAAGCTTGCACAGGCAATCAAAGCAGCCAGGGCGCAGCCAACAAACAACCAAGTACAACAGCCAGAGCCAGTTAATGAAGCACCAGAAGCGCCTACAGGCGATACGTCTTTTGGTACTGCTTTGAAAGTAGGACAAGCTCAGTCAGAGTCTCTAAGTCAATCAGGTGTAGCATCCTTACAGCGTAATCTATCAGGTGGCATATTTGGTGATGCCCAAAGATACCTTACAGAAAACATAGCTAACCCAGTACGCGAGTTTGTAGGTGCAGATCCCATCGACATCGATGCAGTAAACCAGGCAGAAACAAAACGCCTGGAGAAAGCAGCTGAGTTGTCAGCTGAAGCAGCGCAAAAGCTACAAGACGATTTAAACTTCAAGAACCTTACTACTGGCGACATTAAAGACATAGGATCGTTCGTTAACTTTGTGTCTCAAAAGACTGCCCAGGCACTTCCATACATGGGAGCAGCATTAGCATCAGGAGGTACACTGACATATCCATTTGGCGTCGGTGAGATTAGTCAGTCGCTCGATGAGATCGAAGGTTTAAACCAGGCACAGAAAGACGACATAGCAGCCACTGGTGGTGCCATCATGGCTGTCTTAGAAAACCTAGGTATCGCCAAGTTATTACCAAACGGCGTCTCAACAAGCGTCATTGGCGGTATATCTAAAGGTTTTATTACCGAAGGAACGACAGAAGGTTTACAGGAGCTAGTCGTCATTGGTTCAGAGGCAGTAGCTGGTAAGAAGTTTACCCAAGAAGAAATCGTCAACAGACTTAAAGAGTCTGTAGCAGCTGGTGGTGTCGTAGGCTCAAGCATCAAAGCAAGCTCTAATACTGCAACAAAAGTAAAAAGCTTATTTACTGGCGAAGGTAACTTAGTTGACCCCGACAGCATCGATGCAGACCAAAAGCAATCAGCTGCAAGTGTCGCTAAGATTATACGCCAGGTTGCAAACCAAAACGGTTACAACTTAAGCGATGTAAATGCGTCATCATCAAAAGGCGCAAAGCAAGCTCTCGAGGCTACACATGAGAATATCTCGGAGCAAATAAAACAGATAGCTGGCAACAAAGTTGTCAAAGACTTGCTGTCACCTAAAAAGGCATCAACCTTAGACCAACTTATAGATGACTACACAGCCGCCCAGGTTGCACTACGCCAGGGCAAAAACAAAGTTAAATCTAAAGTTACAGAAGAGAACTATGCAGCCATCATGCGTCTGCTTCCAGACAGCGCTGAGAAAACACAAATAGCCAACCTACTTAAGATGTCTAACCAGGTGACCGACTTGTTCAACAACGGTCTTAAAGGTGGCATCAGTCAATACACAGATTACTTTAATCCACTTGCAACATCAGGTGGTGTTTACGACCCAACTAGGATTGCAAACATAATCCTGGGCGCTGGTGGTGCCTTTCAGTCGGGCGGTACAACCTTAGGTATTGCAGCTGGTGGTCGTTTAGTCGACGCTGTTACAGGCAGAAGATCAGCTGTCGATAGGTTTACACAAAAGAATGAAAACAGACCAGGCTTAGATGCACCGTCAGGTAACTCTCTTATACAAGCCCAGGCTGATGCAGAAGCAGCTGCACAACAGAGAGCAGATCAGGAAGCGCTACTTAAAGATCAGCGCAAAGCAGAACGAAAAGAAACAAACCTAAAGTTAGCTCAGGTCGACGCACCACCAACTAAAGACAGTCCACAGGACACATTAGAAGTTGCTACAGGTTTAAATAGAGACAATGTCGCTAGAATATTAAGAATACTAAAAGCTAGAACAGACACACCTCCAACTCTTATTAAAGCGATAGAAGGGTACGAGAAGTCTGTAGGCGAAGGTGGAAAGCCACCAGATTTAAGTCCTCTTATACGGGCTGTACGCCAATTCCAACGCGACAACTCATCTTATTCTCCGCTAGATTTTAGACCAGGAGATCAAGATCGAGTGCCATTGATAGATGGTCAGGTTTCTAACCGTGTGAACGTAGACACAACAGGACCAGCGCAACCCCAGGGCGGCGATGAGTTTGGGCCACAGTTCACAACTCCTCAGAACTACAATCGAGGCATTGAGAACAACTTACAGTTTAATCGAGAGCTACAAAATGGCGCTGCACTAGATCA